GAATTAACAAAAGAATGGCAACTCAAAATATTTGAACCTCACGACAGACCCGATCGTAAGGAGCCTAACAGGTTATGATTAAAATAACCAGTAGATATCCACATCACGCCGGTACTATTAAAGTTGAGTGGAATCTTGGCAAACGCTGTAACTACAACTGTAGTTATTGTCCTAGTGAGATACATGATAACTCTAGTCCGCATACCGATATTGAAATATGTAAATCTGCCGTAGACAAACTAGTATCATTAGGCAAGCCGATACGTCTTAGTTTTACTGGAGGTGAACCTACAGTACATCCTAAATTTGCAGAGCTAATTAAATATTGCAAACACAAAGGCATCAGTTGGATTAGCGTAACTACCAACGGAACACTACCTTACGAATTTTATGCGGCTTTGAATGTTGACCAACTAGTATTTAGCATACATTTAGAATACGATTGGAAACGTGTTTTTAATACCGTAGAAAGTATTAACCAATTATCAAATAAAAAAGTAATAGCACAGATAATGGCACACCATGATCATATGGATGCTGTAATACAATTACGTGCTAGATGCTTATTAGGACACATACCCAATACTGTTAGGCGCATACGTTGGACTCAAGGAGATCACGACTTGTTTGACGATATGCGTTATAATGCTAACGATTTAAATTGGCTTAAAGAGCAAGAAGCTACTGTTGAAGCAAACACAGTAGTATGGTTAGACAAAGAACACGCACAAGTGTTATATCATGCTAACGACATTATTAAGAATCATCAAAATAAGTTTAAAGGTTGGTCGTGTAGTGCAGGTGTTGAAAGTCTAATGATCAACTGGGATGGGGATGTTCATCGTGCCACTTGCCGTGTAGGTGGTAGCCAAGGTAATATTTATTCAGGAACTTTTATTGTTCCGTCTGACTTTATAGAATGTGATCGGAACTTCTGTACTTGTGCTGCTGACATTCCTTTGACCAAGATCAAACTTTGATGCATGGGTGGCTGGCAAACAGGTACAGCTGGGCATAGAGCAAATTACAGGTCCCAAGTAAGGATCAAACTTACTTGCAAAGTCTATGTCTAATATATTAGCATTAAACAACAGTTGGCCGCACGAACCATTAATTTTGCCCCACTGGTCAATTAGTATACTTTCTATACCAATGTTGCATGACCAACCGGAGAAGTCAGTATCGCCCGATAAGATATAAGTTGATGGTTTAGCTCTAGTCGAAGATCCATCGGTATATGTGGCACGACTTCTATAAAGCCTAATATGTCCATTAAACAAATACCGGATATTTTTTAATAGCCAGGCAAATGATGGATATCTCTTTAGGCTAGATTTTAGATATGCTGTTTGTTCAAGTGTGTATGTAATAGTTGAGTGTACAACAGGTTTGGTTTCAATCATCCAAGGATATCGGCTGTTCTCTTTCATGTAATTGATGGCTTGTACACCCTGATCCCAGCACTCGGTATCCATCAATACCTGTACTGTAACCTTTTTACCTTTACTGTAGACAATGTCTGCTACTTGAATAGAGTGATCAAGATCTGCTTGACTAATATGTAACGATAGTGTCAGATTATCAACAAGCCCACCATACTCATTCCACCAGCGCAAAGACCTACTACCATTAGTTAGTATGGAAACATAAACGCCATCTATTAACTTTATCTTTTGTAAAAATCGATCAAAATCTTTCCATACAGTAGGCTCGCCGCCTAATATAGTCAGATGAAAGAACTGTTTGTCTAGATTGGTTCTATAGTGTTCAATTACATGGGATATATTTTTGACTACAAGATCGACGTCTTGCGGATTAACAGCATCGCCTTCGTTGGATCCTGGAAAGCAATATCTGCATTTGAAGTTACACACATTACTGGTAGCCCACCCTATGTTCAAATGTTGTTGAGGTTGTGTGGATTTGATTGCTACAATCTGTTTCATACCAAGTGGGCAAGCTCAGGAAATGTTGTCTTAAAGTCTGTCCCACGCTGTCGATCTAATGTGAGTATATACTCTGTAAAGTCTGGTAGCAAATGCGAGTCATCCTCTTTATCCATCCAATCCAGTATACCTTCCCAACGTTTCCACCCCCAAGGGTTTGAACCTAAGGATTCGCTGTCTTGATAATAAGTTTCTAACCATACTTTTAGTTCATCAAACTTTGCTCTTACTTCTTTCTTATCTTCCAACGGTAATGCCCTCATACTTAACCAAGTTGGGATCCATAGCAAGTGAACTCCTATTAGGCCGCCGCCCTGCATGTAACCGCTGGCATTGATCTGCTTGTTTATTTTCTTGAAATTGCTAGACACTTTCCACTTTATAAAATCCGGAATGTGTTTGATGTTGAGTATCTGTGCGGCCAAGGCTATAGTAACATGAATATTATCAGGAGTGTTGTCTAAGATATGTAGGTTCTTAACAATGATGTCCCAATCGCTAGGAAAACGTATATAATGATTTCTATCACTCAAGGCGTCTAAACTTACACCAACCTTAACTACTTTAAATTGCTTCCACAATTCAACAATAGATTCGTCCAGCATCAGAACGTTTGTGTTGTAGCGTAGATGTATTTGTCCGGCATATCCTCTGCGAACAATTTCTTCTAAAAATATCTTGTGTTCTTTGATAATTAAAGGTTCACCGCCGGCAAAGTATAACTGTCTAATATTAGGAATCTGTTCGTATATTTCTTCCCAGAAGGCAGGGTTCTCGTGCCACTTGTTATTAAACTCGGTTGGATCCCAGCTCATTTGTCGTTTGATTAATGGACTTTGGAATATTGGAAATATTTTTTTATGTTCGGGTACCCACATGCTAGAATCGTGCGGACTACACATTACACATTTTAAATTACAAGTATGCCCGAGTCTAAGATCTAGGTACTGTAACTTGTAAGGAACTGAACCATCCTCTTTGGTATTTTCAATTAGCTTGGGTATATCAACGTTGTCCAAGTGCCATGCGCCTGTTTCCCAGATTCGTTTACTTACAATACCTTCTGCTTCTTCCTCAAAGCATTTTGTACAACTACTGGGAACATTTCCTTCTAACAATAACTTGCGTACACTTTTCATGTAGTCGCTATTAAACATCTGGCTAGGCAACTCTCTTCCAAAATTACTAGCTTCACCGTCTTCTTTTTTAACTAGGCCAACAGTGTAGTCGCCACTCTCGGCACCACTGGCATTGGCCACACAACAGATACGGGCATCGCCGTTTGGCCTTGTAGCCAAGTGTATCCAAGGTATAACACAAAAACTAGGAGAGCCGGTAACTTGTTCTAATTGTTGTTGCCAATTAGCCAGTTCCTTATTTTCATGTTTCATCCAAAACACTTTAGTCATTTGTTATTACCTTTATTTTTTGTTCATCTATACTTATAAAAGGACTATAAGGCCCACACATTATTATGCAAGTTGAACTAGATTTATCTTTCCACTTTTGTTGCCACATAGTTTGCCACCGATCAGTTTCAACAATATTTTGTAGACCTGACTCCAAAACATTTAATCTTGGAAATCCCAATACTTGTTCACGTACCCGCTTGCCTTCTTCTACTATTGAATCTTCTTGGTATAGATCCAAGGATTTCAATAGCTCACTATCATAACTGGTATATAAAAACGCACCAATCATACAGCAAGGACTTAATTGATAATGAGCGTCTATGAATAATTCTTTATCTTTAATTGCTACACAACTGATTTGATCAGCATTGGGCCAATTTTGATGTCCTGCTACATCCTGCTTACTTACAAATTTAATAGTACTATCCGATGGCTGTTCGAGATTGTATAAAAATTTACCTTGGTTGTCCACAACGGGAAATGGTCGAGCATGGCGTCTACTATTCTTTACAGTAAATTTTTTAAACCCCAATTCATTAGATACTAGTTCAGCGGCACTGACTTGATGTTCATTGTGTTTAAATCTAATAAACATCCACTCGGCTATACCACCAGCGTCTATAAATGTCTTGGCGTTTTTTAAAATTAAATCATAATTAGTACCAACACGATATAAACTGTGTGTATCTGCCAATCCGTCTAGAGCAAATACCACATTGTGATTACTAGGCAATGCTTGACGTAACTGTTGCCACCAACTGGTAGATCTTAAACTACCATTGGTATGTATATCAATTTGAACAGCAGGTGCTGTATCCTTAACGTATTGACACATACCAATAAGATCAGCATTCATTAACGGGTCGCCAAAGTTTCCACAAAAGTTAATAAACTCTAGCTGTTCTAACACAGATTGAGTAAATATTTTTTTAAAATCTTCTATACTCCATTCGTTGATAGATAACAGTGGATTTTCAATGCCGCCGTGTATGTTACGTGGACACATAGGACAACTAGCTTGGCACCTGTTGGTGATCTCCACGTGAACACTTTTAAGTTCATTAAACTTAAACATTTTTATTTCCTATAATCATCCAGCGTGTGTACAGTGGTAATTCTAATTCACCTGCCCATACAACATCAAGTCCGGATTGTTTTTTAAATTCTTCCAAGCTGGTCGCGGGCCTGATATGTTCTTCTATTAGATAATTGTTACTTTGTAACACAATCAAACTGGTATCTGGTACTAGATTCAACCAAGTATGATATTGATCCTGTGTAATATGTTCGCAACTAGTATTAATAACAATGTTAGCTTCGCTCATTATATTGCACATGTCTGCGGTAATAGCTGAGAATCTTCCTTGTATTTCTTCTCCCTTGTTCATCATCGTTGCAACAGGTTCACAAGTAGGATCAATATCAATACTTCGAATCTTAGAAACAGAAATAGTACTTTGAAATATCATACTGGCTAGCACTCCAACCCAACCGCCATATATATCAATGTCATATGGTCCGGATTTTATAGAGCAGTGCATGGCTAGTGTTTCAATTAACCATTCTTTACTTTTTAATTGCCCGCTCCAAAAAGCGTCCATAGTGCGCATAGGATTATCGCTTTGCCTAATAGCCTGCATCCAGTAGTGTAGATGATCTGTATCAATTAACAAATTGTTCTCCTAACTTGTTAAACTTCCCGCATTGTTTACTACATTCTCGCAGACCATTTTCTGTCCAACAACCTTGTATCTTACCAAAGAAGTTACTGTCAAAAATTTCTTTAAATGTTTGATCATGCAGGTTAGGAAACTCTCCTATCTTGCCCATATAGTCTATACGTGATTTGTGGTTAGGTAGATACCATTCTAGATCTAACCAACAACAGGGACTAACATTGCCTGTACCACTAATATAGAGTGTACGTGTTACTTGTGCCTTACAACTTATAGTAGGTAAGTAATCTTCTTGTGCTTCTTTAACTTTTGAAATCATTGCCTTGCTAGTTTCTGTAGGGAATAATACGTGCATGGGTTTCCCCGCATCATCTAATACAGTTAAACTATCTTCGGCAAATCTACTAGTGTGTTTAGTTCTAAATTCTGTAAAGCCTAGTTCTTTGCTACGTTTTCTACAAGCATCTATTTGATGCTCGTTGTGT